ACCAGTACGGCTAACCCGCTGGAGGGTATCGAGCGCGGATTCCGCAAGGATCGCGCGGGCCAGGTGCGTGGTATTTCCTGGTTTGCGCCGGCCATGCTGGCGATGTGGGACCTGAACGGCTATGAAAACGCTGAGCAGGTTCGCAAGCGCATGGAAGCATGCCTTGCTGGTTTCTGGACCGGCCCCGAGACGGAAGGCGCCAATCCCAAAATCGGGACGCAAACCACCGATTCAAGCGGGAACGTCATCGAAGAGTTCCGGCCCGGCATGTTCACGCGCGTGCCGTTCGGCTCGACCGTCACCATCGCTGAGCCTAAATCCTCAGGTGGGTACGCCGAGTACATGCGGACCCGGCAGCGCGTCATCGCCGCAGCCTTGGGTGTTCCTTACGAGCTCCTAGTCGGAGATTTTTCACAGACCAACTATTCCTCTTCCCGGCTGGGGTTGATCGACTTCAAAGATCTGATCGAGGTCTTCCAGTGGAATGTCTTGATTCCTTTCATTTGCGCGCCAGTATGGCGACGGTTTGTCGACGCCTGCAGGATTTCGGGGATCGTTCCGGCGAATACCAGTTACGCAGTCGAGTGGGGACCGCCCAAGTTCGACCTTCTGGACCGGCTCGCCGAGGCGGAAGCCGATGAAAAGGAAATCCGGCTGGGCACGATGACCTGGCCGCAGGCCGTGCAGCGTCAAGGCCTGGATGCGCGAAAGCAATTGAAACAGATTTCGGAATGGAACGCAGAGTTCGACAAGGCAGAGGTAGTGCTCGACTGCGACCCGCGGCGTATCGGCCGAGCTGGCCAGGCGCAGCGCGACGCTTCGCAGACCGACTTACCAATCCCGGCAAAGGGGAACTAAATGAAACCTGAAAACACCGACAAGCTTCGTCAGTATTTCGAATCCGGCCGCGATGCGCTCGCCGCGCAGATTACGCCGGAAACGATGGACGATTCCGCGCGCACCGTGGACGTGGTTTGGTTCACCGGCATCGACGTCGCTCGTTACGACTGGCGGAACGACGAAGAGTATCTCCGGCGATTCGATCCGAAGGGCGTCGACCTCTCGCTGTTAAATAATGGCGCGCCCGTCGCCGATAACCACTGGATCATGTGCGCCGCCGATCAAATGGGCCGCGTGGATAAAGCCTGGGTCGACGGTACCAACTACATGGGCACCTTGCGCTTCTCGAAGCGCACCGAAGTCGATGGGCTCTGGCAGGACATCAAAGACAAGATCGTCACCAAGTTTTCGATGGGCGTCGAGATTTTGGATTCCACCGATCTCGCGCGCAAGCAAGGCGATCCACTGGTCAAGTTGGCGACCAAGTGGCGCCCGTTCGAGATCAGCGTTGCTCCGTTGCCGGCTGATTTCAACACCACGACATTATCCCGCTCGCCACGTCCCCAGCCGAACTCAAACGCGCTGGTGATGGGAGCGAATCGTCTCCGGGAAATCGAAGCACTGCGGCTTCGTTAAACGCTTTAGCACCACCCCGCCTGCGAAGGCAGATCGGGCATTTCATTCGAAAGGGAGAATCACATGAAACTCATCGAACGCCTTCGCCAAGAAAAGCGTAAGGCGGCTGACCGCATGACCGAAATCACGCAGCTCGCCATCAAGGAAACACGGGAGCCGAACGAGGCGGAGAAGGCGGAGTACGAAAAACTGAAAGCCGAAATTCTCAAGGTCGATGCTGACATTGCGGAGATCGAGGCGTTGGCCGCACCGTCGCCGGCCAAGCCGGGTCCAGTGCTCGTAACGCCCGCCAACGAAGAAGCGCTGCGCGCTGAAGGCGCCACGCGCGAGGCGGCCCGCGTCAACGCCATCAAAGAGCGCTGCGCCGCCGCAAAGCTCCCGGACGCCTTCGCCCTGGAGATGATCGCCTCGAAGAAGACGCTGGATGAAGTCACCAGCGAAATCTTCGCCAAGCTCGCCACTCCGACCGATCCCAAAGCCCCGAACCCCGGCCCCACCGGCGTCGGAGCGGGCACCGACAAGCGCGACAAATTCAAGGCTCAGATGGAAGCGGCCTTGGTTGTGCGCTCGAATCCCAACGCCCCGAAGGAAGTTCTGGAACTCGGCCGCGAATTCGCTGGCATGACCTTGCTGGACATGGCGCGTGAGTGCCTGGATCAAGCCGGCGTGAAGACACGCGGCCTGTCTCGCGATATGATCGCCAATATCGCTCTGAAGGGCGTCCACGGCTACGCTGAGCACTTCAGCGGCGGGATGATGGGCACCAGCGATTTCCCGAACATCCTCGCGGACGTCGCCAACAAATCGCTGCGCCAGGCCTATCTGGCTGCACCCCGTACCTTCACCGGCTTCTGCCGCGAAGTGTCGGCGGTGGACTTCAAGAACATCAACCGGGTGCAGCTCTCCGATGTTCCGACCCTGACCGCCATCAACGAGCATGGCGAATTCCACCGGTCCAGCCTGTCGGACTCGAAAGAGACCTACGCACTGGCGACCTACGGCGAGGTGATCGCCATCACCCGCAAGACCATCATCAACGATGATCTGCAGGCGCTCAGCCGCGTTCCGCAAGGCCTCGGCCAGGCGGCTGCCAACCTCGAAAGCGATACCGTTTGGGGTGTCATCACCGCAAACGCCGCGCTCTCCGATTCCGTGGCGCTATTCCACGCGACTCACAGCAATCTGAACCTGACCAACGCGCTGGCCAACGCCGCTATGGCGACCATGCGCGCTGCGTTCCGCCTGCAAACCGGCCCCAAGGGCACCATCTTGAACCTCACCCCGAAGTTCATCTTGGCCCCGGCCGCTCTGGAGCAGACGCTTCTGCAATTGCTCTCCATGTCCCTCGTGCCGGCGGTTTTCACTAACGTCGTCCCCGAGTGGATTCGCTCCCTGACCCCGGTCATCGAGCCCCGCCTGGACGCGAGCAGCACCACCACCTGGTATGCCGCTGCGGATCCCGGCGTCATCGACACCATTGAATACTGCTACCTCGAAGGGCAGCAGGGCGCCTACATCGAGACTCGCCAAGGCTTCGATGTGGACGGCGTGGAAATCAAAGCGCGGCTGGACTTCGCGGCCGCCGCGATTGACTACCGCGGATTGGCAAAGAATACCGCCTAATCGGGGCGTGAGACAGAAACCACAAAAGGAGAATCACCACAATGACGAACTACATCATGTCTGGCGAAGTTCTCACGCTCGCGGCTCCCTATACCGTTACCAGCGGTCAGGGAGCGCTCGTGGGAAAGATTTTCGGCGTTGCCACCGGTAACGTCACGAGCGGAGCCAACGGCGAATTCCGCACCAAGGGCGTGTTCACGCTCACCAAGCTCGCGGCGTCCGTCTTCACGCAAGGCGCCGCGGTCTATTGGGATGACAGCCAACGCAAGTGCACGGCTGTCGATTCCGGCAACTCCTATCTGATCGGGCGCGCAATCTCGGCGCCGGCGGCCAACGCGACTACCGTCGACGTCTGGCTGAACGGCGGCGCGATCAGCTAAGCCCGATGCGTCAACCGGTATGGTCCGTCCCTCGGGAATGGGTGGGTGAAACTGCCTACATCCTGGGGGGCGGACCCTCCCTTGCAAGTGTCGATGTTCGGTCGCTTCCCGGCCGGATCATCGTCATTAATAACTCGTGGCTCTTGCGACCGGACGCAGATGTGCTCTACTTCTGCGATCTGGCATGGTGGCAGGCTCACGGCGCGGCGGTCAAGGCCGGCTTCCGCGGCGAGTACATCGCGAGCATCGGAGATGTTCATGACGAAGCGGTAAAGCGCCTGCGCAACGGCGGGCCAACTGGCTTGGACCTTCGGCCTGATAATCTCCGCCACGGTTCCAACTCCGGCTATCAGGCAATCAATCTGGCGGTTCACTTTGGCGCCGCGCGAATCGTTCTACTCGGCTACGACATGAAAACTGACGGCGACAAAACACATTGGCACGAAGGGCACGGCGTTGAAGCCGCGATCGTGCAGCACGGGCTGGAAAAACGGATGATCCCGCATTTCGACGCGCTGGTCGAGCCATTGAAGACGGAGGGCGTCGAGATCGTCAACGCTACGGAAGGCAGCGCGTTGAAGTGCTTCCCGATGCGGGCATTGAGTGCGATTGAGGCGGCATGATATTTCGATTCCTTATCGATCTAGCGTGGATGCTCGTTCCGCAGTGCTGGTGCTGGTACCGGGAGGATTCGCTCGAACGCGATATCTACGAATCGATCCGGAGAGCGAGCATTGGCGTCGATAGGCTGCGTGGCAAGATGCGCTGGCAGCGGGTTGAGATGAGCAAAGCCAAGGGCACTCCGCGATGAGTGTCTGGTACGCCATCCCTTCCGCCAAGGCACCCTCCGAGTGGTCAACGATCCCACTCTGGCTAGAAAGCGGCTATAAAGTTGCCGTGTTCCGCGATGCTGGCAGCGACAGTTTACCGGGCGTCCATCTGGAAGTATTCGGCGAATACCGAGGCTACGCGGCATCGGTGAATCATCTTGCGCGGCTGATCCTGAAGGCGGACTCTGCCGCAGATTGGATCGTGAGCGGCGGAGATGATATCGCGCCGGACC